CCCAGGTGTCCATGTATTAGTAAAAATTCTGGTGGGACGAGACAAAATGGAAGCCAAGTCACCATCGACTTCACCAGGGCGGCGTTCAGTCCCATTAGACATGGTCTGAAGGGAATTTTCACGCAACCCTGATGTGTCATAAAACTTTAAAGTATTGCATAATGTTTCAGTAAGCGATTTTCGTCTAAATTGGGTGCAGGTGCTCATTCTGTCCCCAGACCTTGTACATTGGTAAATACCACTTGAACGGAGTTGTACGACTCCTCCGTCCTGAAACTTTTGCGGGGCTTTCACATCTCCCCCTCGCGACCTCCGATCTCACGATCCTAGAGGTAAAATTAGCACACAGCTCCGGAGCCCAGGCGTCCACGTCTAGACGGCACTCGTCCAGGCCACCAAGTCAAGCTGCTCCTGATCTTCCAGACCAGGATCGCTGGGTACTGCCACTGCAGTACCTAGCTAGTGCTGTGAACAAGTGGACAGCTTTTCGCGAGCAAAAACTGTCCACTCATCGTCTTCGAGCGGAGTCTCCCAGAAGGGATCTACACTCAATTGACCAGGGCCGATCTTAGAGAACAATTGTTCAACTGGATCGCCCTCTACTAGGTGTCTATACGGTACTTGTCCTGCAACCTCTTCCTCTTGACACAAGGCATTACAAAACTTTTCCCAGTATTTTAGCCCTTCGAATCGGTGCTCAAGGCAATCCGCTGCGACGGAGTATATCAATGAGCGTACACGATCCGGAGCTCTGGACCGGGTCCAAACAATCCTCTTGTCGATACTAGACCACGCTAAAGGTGCAAACACCTTAAGTGGTCCTGGGACCCAGAGCCGTTTTAGAAATTCAACTTCCTCGAGTTTCTGGTAAATGTGCAAGTCGCTACTCTTTTCTGTGTTCGTGTATGTCACACCAAAATTGCTCATCGTAATGGCAACTGATGTAAAATTGTACCTTGGTTCATCACGAACTGCGCCTACGTGGTCATCTCCATAGGTAATCAGAGCCACGTGCGATCGGAAATCACTTATGGGG